AGGTAGACTTACCAAGATAAATAACAATGTAGGATAGAAAATGACAGATGTATTAAAAGATAAAAGCGGTATTCTTATAGAAGGACATATTAAGATATTTGATCCTGAGAATCAACAAGTGTTTGTTAACAAACGCAATGCGATTCATTATGAGAATATGAGTGTAGCGTTAGCAAGAAGTGTTGCAAACCAAGGACAAGGTTGGATATATGAAATGAGCTTTGGAAATGGTGGAACAAATGTTGACCCAACAGGTATTATTACATATCTAACTCCTAATTCTACAGGAACAAATGCAAGTTTATATAATCAAACTTACACTAAAGTTGTTGATGATAGAAGTATTAATAATATAGATCCTGTAAGAAATAAAATTGATATTAGGCACGTGAGTGGTACAAACTATACAGATGTTTTGGTTACTTGTTTGTTAGATTATGGTGAACCTAGTGGACAAGATGCTTTTGATACAGCGTCAAGTGCTGATAGTTTATATGTGTTTGATGAGCTAGGGTTGAAAGGTTGGAATCCAGACGGCACCGGAGATCTTTTGACACATGTTATTTTCCATCCTGTGCAAAAGTCTTTAAACAGACTTGTGCAAATTGATTACACTGTAAGAATTCAAAGTCTTTCTGGCTTAGCTGAGGAATAATAAATGTCGTATACTATACCATATACAGATCAAGCTAACAAAGGTACTATTACTATTGTAGATAATACAATTAATCAAGAAACATCTCTTAAATTGCCAGGAAGAAATACTACTGCATATGGTAGTGCTATTGCAGAAAATTTTTTACATTTATTAGAAAATTTTGCTAGTGCAACAGAACCTGGTACACCAGTAGAAGGACAACTATGGTATGATTCAACTCCTGGCGTAGAACAATTAAAAGTTTATGATGGAACAAATTGGGTGCCGTCAGGAAACCTTAAAAAAGCAACTACTGAACCACAAGCGGCACAAAGTCTTACAGGAGATCTTTGGGTAGACACAGATAATTTACAATTATATTTGTACACAGGTTCGGGATGGGTGCTTGTAGGACCAGAATTTAGTGATGGATTAATTACAGGAGCATCACCAAAAGTAATTACAGGTACAGACGATGCAAGTTACAACGTTTTGCAGATTGATATATCTGCTCAACCTGTTGCAATCATTGCTTCACAGACATTTACACCTAAAATTAAAATTCCTGGATTTTCAACCATTGTACCTGGCTTAAATTTAAGTGTGAATAACATTACAGGAGACGGTGCTCCTAAATATATTGGTACTGCTGAAAAAGCAGAAAATTTAATTGTTGCAGGCAATACTGTTAACGCAGGAAATTTTTTAAGAAGTGATACTACAAGCACAACAGCTTTTCCATTAAATGTGCAAAACAATGGCGGTATTAATTATGGTATAAATGCTGAAATGAATATCGGTGTAGTAGGTAATGCAGGTGTGTTCCAACATAACATTGCTGGTTCAAGCATGGACTTCAAAGTAAAAAATGATGGTACACTAAAAACAGCTTTAAGAATAGACAGTAATTTAAGAATAGGTGTAAACAATATTGCACCTGACGAAGCACTAGACGTTACAGGAAATATCTTAGCAAGCGGAACTATTAGAAATACAAATACCACTAACAGTACTAGTTTTAGCACAGGTGCTATTAGAACAGCAGGCGGTCTCGGCGTAGCACAAAATTTAAATGTTGGTGGAGATGTAGAAGTAACTGGTACAGTTACTACAAGAAACATAGAACCAGAACAAAACAATTTAAGAAATATAGGTTCATCAACTTCCAAGTATGCAAATATGTATGCTACTACATTTGTAGGAAATTTGACAGGTAACGTAAGTGGTACTGTAAGTGGTAGAGCAGGTTCTGCAGATAAGCTGACATCTGCAACAACCTTTAGACTTACAGGTGATGTTGCTGCAGAAGATATTATATTTGACGGCCAAACTGGTGGTTCCTTAAAAACATTTTCTACATCTATTAGTAACCAAATAGTAGCAGGTAAGACATCATTATCAGCAAGTTTTGGAGATGACGAATTACTTGTAAATAGAATTTCAGGAGATACTGGACTAAAGAAAATTTCTGTGCAGAATTTGTTAAATGCAGTTCCCACAACTCCAATAGGATTAATTGCGCCATATGCTGGTGTATCTGCACCTTCAGGATGGTTGCTTTGTGATGGCCAAGAAATTGCAAGAGCAGCTTATACACAATTATATGCAGTGATAGGAACAACATACAAAGCTAATCCTACAGAAGGTTATTTTGCTGTACCAGATTTAAGAGGAAGGTTCCCATTGGGTGCAGACAATATGGGAGATAATGCTGCCAATGTTGTAACAGACATTGCCGCAGATGTTGTTGGAGCTAAAAACGGTAGTGAAGATGTAAGTATTCAAGTTGAAAATTTACCTGAACACAAACATGATTTGCGTGGTGACAGTGGTGATCAATATTATGTCATACGTGATGTGTCAGGTACGCCTAATGATAATGAAGCTATTATCTATGATGCACCAGACGCAACTGGAGCAGGACAAGCATTACCTGATAGTGGTGGTATCTTGACGACAGATACATTGGGTACTGCAATGAACGTGATGAATCCGTACATGACACTTAATTATATTATATACGCAGGGACAAGTTAATGAGTTATAGAATCAATAGAACAGATGGCGAGTTATTAATTGATCTAACAGATGGTATTATAGATAATACCACTACTGATATAACTCTAATTGGAAAAAATTACAAAGGATTTGGAGAATATTTTAACGAAAATTTTGTTAAGTTACTAGAAAATTTTGCTAGTACTTCACAACCTGCAAATCCTATGGTAGGACAAATTTGGTTTGATAAACAAGATACAAGATTAAAAGTTTATGATGGCGTAAATTTTAGAGCTGCATCAGGATCTATTGTTAGCAGTACTCAGCCTAGCAATTTGACTACTGGTGATATTTGGATTGATAATTTAAACAACAAATTATATCTTTTTGATGGTACAGACTTGGTGTTAGTAGGACCTACGTATGATGCAGGACAAGGTAAGACGGGATTTGAAACTGCAAGCCAACTAGACACTACTGATGTACAAAGAACAATATTAAAGTTGTTTTTAGGTGGCACACTTGTAGGTATATATTCGCCAGAAACATTTATTATTCCAACACAATATTCTATTCCAGGATTAAGTGAAGATCCTGATGATACGTTTACTCCAAAAAGACAAAAATTATATAAAGGGTTTAACATTGCTGATTCTAGCCAAGAAACTGCTACTACAGGATTTTGGTGGAGAGGAACTGCGACAACAGCAAAAAAATTGATTGATGATTCAGGAAATGAAAGATCAGCAGAAAACTTTTTACCTACAGACGGCAATGGTGCAACTACTGGTAGCATTAGAATAAAAAATGCAGCAGGTTTGAGTGTTGGTGTTGGTGATACTGAATTTGGTATTTTGAAGGTATCGGGTACTACTACAATTTTAGAGACACAACAAAGTAACGCAGATCTTGCTGTGCGTGTCAGAACAGGAAGTAGTTTTTTAAATGCTTTTTATGTTGATGCATCAGAACAAAAAGCAGGAATTTTTACTACAAATCCTTCAGCTACTTTAGACGTTAACGGTGATGTCAAAGTACAAGGGAGTTTGACTGTCGCCGGCGATTCAACTTTTATTAATGCTTCAACTTTACGTGTTGAAGATAAAAATATTGAACTTGGTTTGCTAGATGATAGCACAGAAGGAAATGACAGTGCTATAGACGATGGCGGTATAATTTTAAGAAGCAGTGACGGCTCGAAAGATTTTACATGGAAACAAGCTACTGAATCTTGGACCAGTAATCAAAATATTGATTTAGAAAATGACGGGTTAGGATATAAAATTGGCGGAGATATTGTTTTAACTAAAACAGCATTGGCAAGCTCGGTCACTAGTGCACCAGGTTTGACAAGTTTTGGTACTTTAGCAGAATTAACAGTTGATAATGTAAAATTAGACGGACAAACTATAAGTCGTGTTGGTGGAGCAGGATTAACAGTTGATGCTTCAGGTGACACAAGTTTCAGTAATAACAAAATTATAGATGTAGCAACTCCTACAGATGGCACAGATGTAGCAAACAAAGCGTATGTTGATACACAAATATCTGCAAGTTCACTAATTGTGCCTATAGACGTAACAGGATTGACTGATCCTAATGATATATTTACTGGAGATGGACCTGTTAACAGTATAAGAAATATTTTACAACTGTTACGTAATGCAAGTGCTACAGAAAACGGAACAGTAGCAAAGATTTTAGCAACTTCGTACAGCAACAGTACTGTATCCGGAATTGCAATTACAGTAAGCACATCACCAGATAGCACAGGTGTTTTAGAAAAATCAACTGTAAGTGTGAGAGATGCCGCAGATACTGGATCAGAAAGTGTTATACAAGACATAACCGCAAGCAATACTGCTAGTGGTACTGTTAGTTTGACTGCAACAAGGTATATTTACGAATTTACTAACGTAGCGGGTACTTGGACATACTCAACTGGAACTAGAACACTAGTGTCAGTTACTTAGGAATTGCGATAAATAAACTTATAATAGGGGTAATAAATGGCGTATACTATAAACAGATTTGATACAAGTCAATTAACTGTAGTTGAAGACGGCACTATTGATCAGACTACAGACATTAAACTTGTTGGTAAAAATTATGCAGGTTATGGTGAAATTCAAAACGAAAATTTTGTATTTTTACTAGAAAACTTTGCAGGAGCTAACCAACCACCTAAACCAATCAGTGGACAGTTGTGGTTTGATAGTTCAAACAGTAAATTAAAATTTTATGATGGCACTAAATGGAGGACTACAGGAGGTGCAGAAATAAGTGCTACTAGTCCTGCAGGATTAGCAGAAGGTGATTTTTGGTGGGATACTAATAATGAACAGTTATACGCCTATAACGGAACAAGTTTTATCCTAGTAGGACCACAAGGCGCCGGCGACAGTGTTACCCAATTTCAAAGTAGAACAATTAGAGATAGCATAGGTACTAATAGAGCAGTAATTGTTTCAGTAATTAATGACGAAGTAATTCATATTATAAGTGGAATAGAATTTACAATAGGATCTGAAGATGCAACAAGTTATCCAGGATTTGATGTAATACGTCAGGGTGTTACACTGAAAAATACAATTAACGCAACAGGCGGTGTTACATCAACTGCACATAGATTTTTTGGTACAGCTTCTAACGCAGATAAATTGGGAGGTGTTAGTGCTTCTAATTTTGTTCAAGCAGGTACAGCAGACTTTTCAAGCACAGTAAGTTTTAGTGATTTTGGATTTACAGTAGGTGATTCAAATGATATTGTTGTAAAAATAGTTGATGATGACAAAGGCTTAATTGCAAACGAGCAAGGACAACAAATATTCATTCAAGTTCAAGATGGATCAGCTTCACAAAAAATGCCACTGAGAATTGAATCAGGTGCATTGTTACCAGGTTATGATAATTTAACAGCTTACACAGGATTAAACACTACGAATATTGGTAGTTCTACTGCTGGGTTTGGCACAGTATATGCAACAACATTTA